ATCCGGCACACCGACACCGGAATCGTACAGCCAACTATTTCACCAATTGTGGGTTTCATCATTTACGCCGTTTACACATAAAACATTCTATAAATGGGCGAATGATTACGTACAAGTACAAAAAAAATACCTATACAACCGGGAAATCAACGACTATTCAACGGCCGACAAAACCAAAATAGACAACGAAACGGCGCATTTGTTTATTTCATACACCCAGGAACAGGCCGGATTCGAACAATACGTACAGGAAAAAATACACACCATCCAAATGGATCCCATGACGCACGAAATGGCCAAACGCCTTCGCCGTGACCGGGTGATCGCATTTCGCACCGGTGGGTATGTCGAAGCCGACACGGAGGTCAAATTGATGAACAAATTACATCAAATTTATTCCGGCACGGTGATCCGCGAGCAAGGCGAACCATTGATTTTTGACCGGTCAAAGATTAAATATATTATCCAGCATTTCACCGGCAAAACGGCCATTTTTTACAAGTTCAAAGCGGAACGCGACCTAATCGCCGATGAATTAAAAGCCTCCGGCATCCAGGTGACTGATTCGCCGGAAATATTTGCCGCAAATCCCAACATGTGGTTTTACTCACAAATACAATCAGGCCGCGAGGGGATCAACCTATCAGCCGCCGATGATTTGGTGATGTACAACATTGATTTCAGCGCCTTATCGTATTGGCAAGCCAGGGCGCGGATGCAATCAAAGGACCGCACAAAGGAAATCATTGTGCATTGGCTGTTTGCTGATAAAGGCATTGAGCCGCGCATTTACAAAGCCGTATCCGATAAAAAGGACTACACATTATCATATTTTCGTAAAGATGAGAAAATACAACCAATCCATCATTGATCAAATTTGCCGGTTGTATCCAACAACAAAAACGGATGCAATCGCCCGCAAATTTAACATGGCGGCCGTCACGGTTTACAAAATTGCATCAGACCACAACATCCGCAAATCGCCGGAATACATGGCTAAAATGCACAGACGTACAAGCCAAAACCTGAAATTGGGCGCACACACACGGTTCACGCCTGGACATACGCCATTCAACAAAGGCAAAAAGATGCCAGCCGAAACAAAGGCCAAATTGAAGTTTTTTGACAAAGGCCATGTTCCGCACAATATCCGGCCGGATTTTTCGGAACGCGTTTCAAATGATGGTTACGTTGAAATAAAAGTGCCAGGCAAAGGATTCCAATTAAAACACCGTTATTTGTGGGAATCGATACACGGCGCCATTCCACATGGTTGCATTGTCACATTTATTGATGGTAATAAAATGAACGTAAAAATCGAAAACCTACAATTGATCACAAAGCGTGAAAACATGAACCGTAACAACATTAACCGGTTGCCGCGGGAACTGATAAACGTGATCAAACAAAATAGTAAACTAAAAACCCATATAAATGCGAAACAAAATCGATGATCTACGAAACCATCTGTTTGCCACAATCGAATCATTGTTAGATGAATCAAACCCAATGGACATTGACCGGGCCAAAGCCATTTCCGATGTGGCGCAAACAATTATCAATTCCGCAAAGGTCGAAGTTGATTTTTTGAACAAAGTTGGCGGCAATGGCACCGGCTTTATACCTGAAAACAAGCAATTGAACCAATAACACAAACCACATAAAACACATTTATTATGTATGAGAAAGACATACAGCGGGACATTGTCGCCTATCTTGAAACGCGTGGATGGTACGTGATCAAACTAATCCAAACCACAAAAAACGGCATCCCGGATTTGCTTTGCCTGAAAAATGGCATAACCATGTTCATTGAAGTAAAACGGCCAAATGGCGTACTTTCGGACCTTCAAAAATACCGGTTGCATCAACTATCCGATATGGATTTCCATTGTTTTGTAATATCAAACCTAAATCAACTACAACATGCAATTACTGACATCAGCACAAAACTACCTGAAAAATGGCCTTTCGATTATTTCGACTGACGCCAACAAACGATCCGTTTTTCCGTGGAAACAATACCAACAAACAGCACCAACAGATCAGCAACTACAACAACTATTTGCACACCATAAAGTGCAAGGCATTGCCGTGATATGCGGCGCCGTATCCGGTGGACTTGAAGTTATTGACGTGGATTGCAAATATGGCATCCAATTCCATGATTTGCAAACCATGATCAAAACGGAGTGCGGCGATCTTTACGACCGTTTATTAGTAATCCGCACCAAATCAGGCGGGTATCATCTTTACTATCGATGCGAAGTGATCGAGGGGAACCAAAAGTTGGCCAACAGGCCCGCAACGGATGATGAACTATTCACCAACCCAAACGCAAAGGAATTTGTATTAATCGAAACGCGCGGCGAAGGTGGATACGTGGTGGCGCCGCCAACGGATGGGTATATCAATGTATCCGGCAAAGCCATCAACAACATCACCATTGATGAACGCGACCAATTGTTGTCGATATGCCGGTCATTTAACCAAGTGCATGAATATCAGCAAACACCGAAAACGGACTATTCCGGGACCGGCCTAACCGTGTGGGATGATTACAACCAGCGCGGCGATATCATCACATTATTGGAAAAACATGGATGGTCCATTGTCGGGCGCAATGCTGAACGCATTTATTTCAAGCGGCCCGGCCAAACAACATCGGTGACATCGGCCAATTACCACATACAAAAAAAGGTATTTTATTGTTTCAGCACATCCACACAATTCCAACCCAAAGGCCACAGCCATTTTGCGGTGTATGCTATCCTGGAATGCAACAGCGACTACCGGAAGGCAACAAAGCAATTGGCGGAATCCGGTTACGGCGAACAGCGCCGACCAGGCGCCGGAACAAATGCCGGATGGTTTTGGGAAATAGGTAAACGCGGCAACATCGTGATTTCCAAATACAAATTGGAAAAATACCTGTACAACAACGGTTTTGGCCTGTATTTCCATGACGTCAAAACAAATATTTTCAGGATTATCCATGAGGACAACAAACGCATCCGCGAAGTAACGGCCGAACAAATAAAAAAGTTCATAAAGGAACGCATTGAAACAACGGATGATCTCGATGCCGATTTCAAATCGGATTTGCTGGAAACCATATACAAATCCGCTGATTCATTGTTCAGCGCGTCATTCTTTGAATTCTTAGAACGCCGGAACATTGAAATATTACACGACACATACAAAACGGCGTTTTTCCCATTTACGAACGGCGTGGTGGCGATAAATGATGAACATGTGCAATTGACGCCATACAACAACATTGATAAACCAATTTGGCAATCACAGATTATTGATTTTCATATTAGCATCGATCAGGAATTTGATGTGGAACTATGCAAGTTTTACCAATTTATCAAATGCATTTGCAACAATGATGATGCCCGGATTGGCTACGCGTTAACGCTGATTGGTTACATTTTACACGGTTATAAAGATCCGGCCCGGCCATTTGCGCCGATCATGGCCGAGGAAACCGATGATGAAGCCAAAGGAGGCGGCACCGGCAAAGGACTATTTTTTCAGGCAATCAGCCATCTGATTCCAACGGTGCGCATCGATGGCAAAAATTTTAAGCCGGACAAAACATTTGCATTCCAGCGCGTTGGATTAGGTACAAAATTGGTGGTGATTGAGGATTGCCCGCGCAACGTTGATTTTGAGAAATACTATCCGACCATCACGGAAGGAATGACCGTTGAAAAAAAGAATAAGGATGAATTGTTTTTGAAATACGAGGATTCACCTAAAATCGCATTCACAACCAATTATTCAATCAGTTCAACGGCGGAACATGCCAAACGCCGGCAAAAGGTGTTTGAATTTGCGCCGTTTTTTAGCAGCAAATACACCCCATTTGACCATTTCAAAGAAACCATGTTCAAAGATTGGGACACCGACGAATGGAACCGGTTTTACAATTTAATGTTTTTCTGTGTGTCCATTTACCTGCAATCCGGCATCCGGGAAGTTGACAACAGCGAGAAATTGAAACGCAAAGCGGTGAAATTGCAATTTGGGGATGAATTTTTAGAATATTGGGACATGCTGATGGATGATCCGTTTAACGGGTACAAATCCGTGACCGATGAATGGAAAGGGTTTTTATTACGCAATGAACTTGAAAAAAAGGATTATAGTTTGAAGCGGTTTCGGAAGGGTTTAGATACGTGTTGTAAAATATTTGAGATCGGTTATATCGATCATAAAAATGCCCAAAATAACTACCAAAAGGAGTTCAAATTATTAAAAACAGCCATACAATAGCCAAAATATGACCGATATGACCGATCCATAACCGATTTTTTTACAAATCGGTACAGGTCATACGCCTTGAAAATCAACACATTGCAAACGCCATGACCGATATAACCGATTTTTTATAATTTTTATTATTATTAGTAAATTATTATTATTATAAAGAAAATAGAAAAAAGGGTTATATCGATAATATTGATAAATCATAATATGTTAAACACTGATAAAACAAATTGCGTTGATCAACCGAAATGGTTTGGTTCACCGATATTCCGGTACAACTTTGTCCCTGTTAATGGTTCATGGGGTAAATACCAATGCGTTACAACACATTTAACCTATGAACAGGTGAAAACGGAATACCTGGCAATGTTCCCAGGGCAAAAAAATGCCATACGGGTTTACTGCAATGGTGAGCAAATTGAAATAATCAATTACAGCCCGAATAAAGGCCGAAAAATAATTTTTGATACACACCTACACATTGAATACCGAAACGTCAAGGAAATGGCTGAAAACCTATTACAATCGATTGAATGGTGCCAACAAGCCATAAAGAAATTGCAACGATTCAAAATAGTTCAAAAATGATACCTTTAATTGTGTTTAGTTGAGAGGTTTAGGCCGGGCATTTCTATGTCTGGCCTTTTTCCGATATAATTTATATTATGTTAAATAGTATTTTGTAAAATTGTAAAATATGGGCCGCAAACCATTAATTGAGGAAATAAAAGTGCGCAACCTGTGCATTGCCGCCATCGAAGAAAAATACGGATCAGTTCAACAGGGATTGATCGCGTTGCTGGAATCTGGTGAAGTCACGTTGATGAAGTTCGTTTTTGAACATGCCATTGGCAAACCAAAGGAATCAATATCCATTGATGCAATGCAAACAATTGAAACAATACAGATCATCCAATTGCCGGACAATGGCCGCGATCCAAATTTGGTGGTGAACCTACCGGGGCCGATGTCAAAGATTGAGGATGCCGTAATTGTAAACGAAACACGACCGGATGCAACTTAATTACATTAAGCCACAACCAGGATACCAACAAATCGCATTGAGTAGTTCCGCGGACATCGTAATCGGTGGGGCGGCGGCGTTTGTCGGAAAAACATTTGCGCTGCTCATGGATCCATTGCGACATGTCCATGTGCCGGATTTCGGTGGCGTGATATTCCGGCGTACATCGGTACAGATCCGCAATGAGGGCGGGTTATGGGATACCAGCACCAAACTTTATCCATTGCTGCAAGCCGAGCCGCGTGAATCATCATTGGATTGGCGGTTCCCATCCGGGGCCAAATTATCATTCCGGCATTTGGAGTACGAAAAAAATAAATATGATTGGCAGGGCGCACAGATCCCATTCCTGGCATTTGATGAATTAACGCATTTCAGCGAATCGATGTTCTTTTATTTGCTATCCCGGAACCGGTCGGCGTGCGGTGTCAAACCGTATGTCCGGGCCACATGTAACCCTGATCCGGAATCGTGGGTGTACAAACTAATTGAATGGTGGATTGATAAGGACACCGGGTTTCCGATATTGGAACGGCGTGGTGTGTTGCGGTATTTTATCAAATACGGCGATGGGTACATTTGGGGCGATTCATACGATGATGTGAAAGATTCGGCGAAATACATATTGAAACCCATGATTGAAAAATCGGGATTGCAGGCAAAGGATTTTATTAAATCAATCACGTTTGTGTCCGGATCGATATACGACAACAAAGAGGGTTTGAAAACCGATCCATCCTATCCGGGCAACCTGTTGTCACAGGATGAAGATACGAGGCGGCAATTGCTGGAAGGGCGTTGGAAGGTAAGCAATTCACCCAATGACATTTACGAATATGATGCGTTCACCGGGTTGTTTGACAACGTGAAGGATGTGCAGCGTGGCAACCGGTATATTACGGCGGATATCGCGATGAAGGGATCCAACAAATTGGTTGTGGGATATTGGGATGGGTTTGAACTTGCCGACATTGCGATCATGGACAAATCCGATGGCAAACAGGTGATCGATCTAATATCAAGGATGGCGAAAAAACACGGCGTTGAAAACCGGAACATTTGTTATGATTCGGATGGCGTTGGTTCATACATTGATGGATTCATCCGGGGCGCGGTGCCGTTCAATGGTGGTGCGTCATGCTATCCGGTGACCGATCCGGCATCGGGGCGGCTGATAAAAGAAAACTATTTGAACCTGAAAACACAATGTTATTACAGGACGGGTGACCGTGTGCAGCGTGGGGAAATGCGGATCAGTCCGGATGTGGCAAACAAAATGTACGATGAATCGCAAACGGTCCGGCAACGGTTCATGTTTGAACGCAAGGCGATCCAGCGGTCAAAATCGGATAAGGATGGTAAATTGCGGATTGTATCGAAGGATGACATGAAAATCAAATTGGGCGGTGATTCACCGGATTTATTAGATATGTTTATGATGCGTGAAGTATTTGAACTAAAACCAAAAACAATATTTGCATATGGGAATAATTGACAAATTATTCGGGCGTAAGAAGCCGAAGCCACAGGTAAAACAGACAATGCCAAACATGACAATGGCGATCAATGCCAGCACGGCGATATTCCCATCATGGCAAACATTGCGGAATGTGGACACGTATTTGACAATTGATGATGTTTATTCTATCATTTCATTGTTGGCCGAAACGGCGGCGCGTTTGCCTATGTATGGCTATGCGGTTGTCGAAGATGAGGCATACAAGCGCTACAAGCGATTTGAACCAAACAGCATACACGGAAGGTACTACCGGCGCAAAGCAATGATGGATTTGCCGGATGATGACAAGTTTTACGATTTCCTTTCGGGGATCAGTTACCAGGATCGGATACAATATTTCAGTTTATTATTCATGAACGGCGAATTGTTCCTGTGGAAAGAACAATTGGAAATGGGGCCGAATGCCGGCAAAATCAATTTGCATGTGCTGAACAGCGAAAATGTACAGGTGATTATTAGCGAATCATTCCCACAGCGTGTTGTCGGTTACAAGTATTGGGATGCCGGGTTTAATGGCACGTTTTCCGCTGATGAAGTGATTCACATAAAATATTTCAACCCATCCATATCAACCGGCCAGCAATGGCGCGGGTTGTCGCCTTTGCAGGTATTGACGCGGCGCATCACACGGTTGAATTCATCAATGGATGCGAGTGTGGCACAGATGCAAAACGGCGGTGTTCCAGGTATTGTGTATGAAAAATCGGACTACGCCATCGAAACATTGGGCCAGCGCAAAAATGATTTCGCGCAATATTTACGGCAATCATCAAATAAAGGGGCGCCATATTTTGCGGCGGGTGAAATGGGTTATTTGGAAATCGGTGCGCCGTTGGCCGATTTGCAAATATTGGAGGCCGCCGGTGTTGATTTTACAAAGTTGTGCAATGCGTACAAAGTGCCGGAAATAGTGCTGAACAACAATGATGCCAGCACATACAACAACATGAACACGGCGTTAAAAATGCTGTACACAAATAGCATTTTGCCGAATGTGTACCTGTTCAGGGATGCGATAAAAAATAGTGTGTTGCCGATGTTCATGGATGGAATCAAACGAACCATCGAGGTTGATATATCCGACATCCCGGCATTGCAGGATGATATGAAAGCGCAGGCCGATGCATTGGCGGCCATGTGGTGGGTGACACCGAATGAAAAACGCGAAATACAAATGTTTGAAGAATTGCCCGATCCGGTGGCAAACCAAATAATTATTGATAGCGGGAAAATGCTGTTGAGTGATTTGGATAGTGATGTGCCGGATGTGGACATGCCCGAATTGACGCCACATGTATGATCGAACAAAGCGCGGAAACGATTGCGAAACAGATACGCAACAGGATTGAATTGTTAATTGTCCAGGCGGTACCGTTGCCGACATGCCCGCGGGCAAAGGCCAAAGCGGAATGGAAACGCGATGAGGTGCGCCGGATATTAAATGAAAAACTAAATGAAGCCAATAATAAAACAAATTGACAAGGCCAACCATTTCATTGTTGGGTATTTGCTGATGGTGTTTGGTATGATTTTTTTTCCTGTGCCGGTGACTTTTACATTGGTGATGTTGATTGGGTTTGTGAAAGAATTGTGGGATGATTGGCAATACGAAAACGGATTTGATGCGATGGATTGGGCGTACACGTGCGCCGGTGCGTTGCCTATGTTTGTAAACTATTTAATATGAGAATAATAAAGATTTTCGGCGGGTTGTTTTGTTTGGTCGGGTTGCCGGTTGTGTTGGCATCCGCATTGAATGGATACGAACATGCGCCGTGGCTGGCTGTTGTGGCCATTATCAGCGCCATTTGTGGCGTGTTGATATTTTGCGGCCGTGATGGGTTCATCCATACGCCAAAATTTATCGGCAATTTGGATTGTGAATACCCGCAAATAAATCAAACGTATGCCATGCTGTTCGTCGCGCTGGTAATCAATTTACTGATCGCAAATCTTTGCGGATAAATGACAACGGCGCAGCAAAATAAATATTGGCGCAATTGGCATCGGTTCCAACAGAAAAACGAAAAGAAGTACGAAGCCAAGTTTAATAAGGCGTTGCAATTGCAGGTCGATGCATACATCCGCACACAGGATTTGATGTCGATACCGTTATTTCCAATTTACGAGGTGATCAATGATTTGTACCGGACCGTTGGCCCATCATGGGTTAAACAGACGTACAAGGGCATGACAAAGGCCGATGGTCGGTTGGGTTTCAATGAACGCATCATTGAGTTGATGCGCCAATATTACGGCATTGATTTGCTTAATGATGCGGAAAAGATAAATGACTATACACGGTCAGTTATTCAAAAGGTATTGGATCGTGCCGCGATTGAGGGATGGTCAATTGATAAAATAGTAAATCAATTACGTACAAACAGCGAATTATCAACCATGCGGGCGCGGCGTATTGCCCGGACCGAAACGGTAACGGCAGCCAATCAGGCGGCCATGTTATATGCCAGCGAATCGGGTTTTGAAATGGAAAAGGTGTGGATCGCGGTGAAAGACAAGCGGACGCGGCACAATCATAAAACCATTGATGGCACACAATTGGATATTGGTGAACCGTTTCCATTGGCGGGCGGTACGGTATTGATGCAACAACCCGGCGCACGGACACAGGAAAATGGTTTGGCATCGCCGGCATCGGAGGTTGTGAATTGCCGGTGTGTGGTGGCATTCCAGGCAAAGCGTGACGCCAACGGCCGATTGATCATGACAAGATAAAAAATAATAAAATACATTTGAACCGTGGGAAAACTAATCGAATACAAAAATGATGGCATCGGCGCAATGATTGCCGATGTAGACACCAAACAGGGAATTGTCACCGGGTATTTTTCCCGGTTCAACAATGTTGATTCCGATGGCGATATCATGAAGCCTGGCGCATTCAAAAAGACAATCCGCGAACAGGGGCCGAACAGCGCACAGCCGCGCATCAAACACCTGATGAACCATGATCCGGCGCAGCCATTGGGGAAATTGCTGATGTTGGATGAGGACCAAACCGGATTGAAGTATGAAAGCCAAATCGGAACGCACACATTAGGGCGCGATTTCCTGAAAATGGTTGACAGCGGGTTGATCACTGAACATTCAATTGGGTTCCGGATTATCAAGCGCAACCAGGTACAGCCATACGAAAACTACATAAAGAACCCAGCAATGGGCCATTATGAAATTAGTGAGGTAAAACTATTTGAAGGGTCATCGCTGACTGCATGGGGCGCCAATCCACTAACACCGATCACATCGCTAAAATCAGCGGACAACGTGGATATGATTGCGGCCCGGCAAAAGGCGATTGAGAAGTTTTGCCGAAATAGTGACGCATCCGATGAAACATTGGAAATGTTACTTTTGCATAGTAAGCAATTAGCACAATTCATTTGTGATTTGCAACAGGATCCCATTGTGCCGGAAGTTAAGGCCACACAACCGGGTGTTGAAATTGCCGATGCGATTCGTGAATTTACAAATAATCTAAAAAAGTAAAGCCGTGGAAAAAAATGAACTTATGACGGAATTGGAGGGCCTGAAATCAGCATTGGAGGCATCCGTATCCGAGAAAGCAAACACAGCGATTGCCGATCAAGTTAAAGCCATCAACGAAAACGTGGCCGCACAGATCGAAGCGCTGAAAGGCGAAAACAACGCCGATCAAGTGAAGGCAATGGCCGATGAACTTACCGAAATCAAATCACAGTACAACATCCTTGTAAAGGATTTTGATGTGCTGCAAACAAGAGTCAAAACACAAAAAAATTCAACCGTGGAAAACAAAAAATCATTCACGCAAGTATTTGCGGAAGGTTTGGAGGCCAACTTTGACGCCATCCAAAATGTAAAGAAAGGCAAGCCATTCCGCATGGAATTGAAAGCCGTTGGCAACATGACATTGACCAACAACCTAACCGGTGATGGTACAGCATCATACGCCGCTAATCAGGCCCTGTTGCCATCACAGAAAATCAACATGCGTGACCTGATCCCAACAGCGGTTTCACCTACCGGTTTGTATGTTCAATACCGTGAAACAGGCAGCGAGGGTTCAATCAGCAAACAAACTGAAGGATCACTCAAAACACAAATCGACTACGATTTCACCGAGGTGAAAGTTGTTGAATCTTACATCGCTGGTTTTGCGCGTTTCTCAAAGCAAATGACAAAGCAACTCCCATATATGGAAAGCGTGTTGCCACGTTTGTTGTTGCGTGATTTCTACAAAGCCGAGAATGCCGCGTTTTGGACCGCTGTAACAACAGCCGCCACCGGTTCAACTACAACAGCCGAAACTGATGACGTTAAAGCCATCATCGATTACATCGCCAACACACAGGCCGCTAACTACAATGCATCATTTGCAATTGTACACCCAAGCCAAATGGCCCGCCTGAATAAGCTTTTGTACACCAACGGTTACTATCAGGGATCCGGTGGTGTTGTTAGCCAGCCAAACGGCGGCATCACCATCAACGGAACGCCAATTGTTCCTGCATCATGGGCGGCCGATGATAAAGTGCTGATTATCGATAGCGACTACCTGGAAAGAGTTGAAACAGAAGCCATCACCATCGAATTCAGCATGGATGATAGCGACAACTTCCAGCGTAACTTGATCACAGCGCGCATTGAGTGCCTGGAAGAGGTGAACCTGATGATGCCAGCATCCGCAATCTTTGCTGATTTGGGCAACGTAGCGTAAAAGGTTTCATAGTTGGTAAATAAAAAGGCCCTGCCCACACCGGTGGGGCCTTATTAAATTAATAACATGTACGGAGTACAATACAACAGCATTTTGGATGTTCAGTTCAATGATGACGTGATCAATGAACCGGTGACATTGTCGGAGGCCAAAGATTTTTGTAAAATCGACATATCGAATGATGATGTGCTGATTGAAAGCATTATCACGGCGGCCCGGCAAATGTGCGAGGCATACACCGGCATCGGGTTTGTTGAACATAATATTTTGGTAAATGTCAACAATTCAAACGGCGATATCTATTTGCCGTATTGCCCGCTGGTTGAGGTGATCGAGGTAACCGATGAAAATGATGTGGTGTTGGAGGCGGCAACCGGTTACAAGTTACGCGGCAATGATTTTGTGCGTTTGGAATGGCCAACGGAAAACAACATAACCATTGAATATGTAGCCGGATATGGCGAATTGCCGGAGGTGTTGCGGTTAGGTTTACTGAATGCCATATACTATTTGTACGATAACCGGTCAATTGAGGTTGATGATATTGGCCCAATTGCCAAAATGATATTAAAACCACATAGGCGTGTATAAACTGAATAGGCGGGTGACGGTGCGCCGATATGAGGCCACACAAAACGAAATAGGCGGTTTGGTTGCGGTTCAAACCGGTGCATGGTCCAAATGGGCCGAGGTGCAAGATAGAACCGGCAACGTAAGCCGATCCAGCGATCAGGACCAATGGCAATATGACCATGTGGTCGTGATGCGTTATGAACCGACCAGGCAAACACGGTCAAATGATGTGATATTTTATGAGAATGTGCCAATGCGGATCAACAGCATACAGATCCGGAACGAGGGCGCCAAATCATGGGAGTACATCCAATGTAGCAAAATCGATGAAAATATAAACAATGATGCACCAATGGACACGGATACAATAAAAGTATACAATTATGTGGGCGATGGTTCCACAAATACGTTTTCCGATGCATTATTGGAGGGGAAACAGGCGTTTGGCATTTTCAAGGATGGCATCCAATACGTGATCATCACGTCCGGAACGCCGACCGGCAAACAAGCGTTGTTTGATTCCGCTGCTGGATCTGTTGAGTTTGAATACACAATCGAATCGGGCGAAGTTGTCACAATCATGTACTACTAATGGGTTTCAAAGTACCATACGAATATTTGCCCAATTTGGGCGGTTTACAGGCCAATGACATTGTCCCTGTGTTGCGCGATCCGGTAAATGAGGGCAGCGCGACCATGTTGGATGTGCGGGATTATGTCAAGCCATACAAAGTATTTGCGGCATTGCTGAACCAAACCGGAACGGCGGCGCCGGTCATAAATGAATATGAAAACACGTTAGGCGCGGTTATTACGTCAACCTATGTGGCAACAAAGGAATATCAGTTGAATGCGGATGTGGCGTGTTTTAACGATGCCGATTCAACATGGGTGATGATTGGCACAAACAGCAATCAAAAGGTATTTGGTCAGGAATGGATTGATGATCAAACAATAAAAATAACGGCGGATGCCGATGGCGATTTGTTCAATGTGGCCATTGAAATACGTGTCTATAACTACGCACCATGATAAAATTGGATGTTATTGGGTTTCCTAAATTGGAACAGAAGTTGCGCACAATGCCCTCCAGCGTGCGGAAGGAAGTAAACATGGAATTTCGGGCATGGGCGGATGATGTTGCAAGGGATGCAAAGTCTAATTTGCAAGGCCGCACATCAAACACAGGCAAACTGGCCGGATCTATAAATCCGGAATATGGTGATAATTATGTGGCGGTGACCGTTTCATCCAATTATGCTGCATATATAGAATTTGGAACGCGAAAATTCGCATCCGAATATGTTGGAAGTTTGCCCAATAATTGGAAACAAATGGCCAGCGCTGCAAAAGGTAGTGCAAAAAATGGAGATTATTATGATTTTTTGAATGCAATTTTGGATTGGGTGGAACAAAAAGGCATTACGGCAAGGTATTCAATTAAAACTAAAAAAAGGCTAAAAACATCCAAAAGCGATCAAAACAGATTAGTTGAAGCCGCGGAAGCAATTGCTTTTAGCATTTTAAGAAATGGTATACGGCCGCAGCCGTATTTATATCCGGCGGTCATAAAAAACACAATTGCATTGCGTAAACGATTGAAAAAAATACTACGTTGAAAGATACCAACAACCCATTATTTAAAGCATATTTCAACGCCATTTCGGCGCTGGACATACCATGTTATGAAGGCGAAGAACCCGATGATGTCAAACACAATATTTATGTGGTGATTTCCGATCCGGTTGGCAGCGACACATCCACATCAAATTCATTCGATCAGCAAAAAACCATCCAGGTGGCTGTACATTCCTGGTCCTACAAATACGCATCATCCAGCGGATTGAACAACACCGTTGATTCGATATTACAGGCCATTTTGCCGACACCCAACAGCGTGTTGGATTTGTCGGCCGACAATTTGCAAATGATGAATTTAACATTGGATGCCGACCGAACCGAAAGATATGGCGAATTGGCGTCAAAAAATTATATTAGCCGGTTTCTTATTTTCAAACAGGATATTTTTGTACTTTCATAAATAAAACCCAAAAAATAAAATAAAATGGCAGAACACAAAGTTGCGGGCGGGACAATGTTATTGTTCATCGATCCCACAGGCGGAACCGATTATGACATGGTTGTATGTTTGACATCCGTAGGCAAATCCGATTCAATTTCAGTTGTTGACGCATCCAGCGCATGCGGCCCGGACAAATCACCCGGCACATTGGAATTATCGTACACATTTGAAGGTCAACACCTACAAGATCCAACAACCGGAAAAATCAGCGGTACATCATTGCGTCAATTGTTGCGTGATAAACAAACAATCGGATGGCAAATTGCACCGGAATCACCTGTGACCGGTGATGAAATCGAAAGCGGTACAGGCTATCTGTCCGAACTTTCCAGCACATACGCGTTTGATTCCGTTGGCACATTTACCGGAACCATTCAGCCATATGGCGAACCATCGTTGACAATTCAAGCATAATAAACCAATAAAATGCCGGGTGTTTATGCATTCGGCATTTTCTAAACTAAACACAAATGAGTTACATACAAATTGACATTGGCGGAAAAACGAGAGGATTAAAATTCAATCAGTTGGCCATTGAATTGATGGCGCAATACAACGACAATCAAACGGCTACATCCGTAATATACGCGATGTTTTACGCTGGATTGCGTGGGAATGACTATGTGAAGCGGATTGAATCGGATTATACGTTTGAGGAAGTGTGCGAATGGGTTGATACGATGGACAACAGACAAAACAATATCAATTCCGTTGCCGTGGCGCTGAATGAATCGCAATCGTGGAAAACGCTGGTAAATGAAGGAAAGCAATTGACGGAAGCAAATGCCGATGATACAGACAAAAAAAAAGTGTAAAGGAATGGGCATTTGAAAATCTGAAATTCGCATTGGGGCATTTGGGTTGGACACCATATGAATACTACACATCATTACCAGGCGAATTTTATGCGGCATGTTTAGGACATCAGGAAAAGGAACTAAGGGCGGCCAAATTGTTAAGATTTGCCGCCTTTCGTATTTCTGAAGCGATGGCAGGCAGCAAGGCGATTGGACCAATTGAACGGTTTTGGCCGATGGATGGTGATAAAAAACAAAAAAAGGCAATTGAAATGACGCCGGAACGCGTTAAAGCAATATTTGAACGACATAAAATAAAAACCAAATAATGGCGGAAGAATTAAAGGTTGTAGTATCGGCGGACACATCGCAATTGACAGCCGGCGTAAATAAGGCGGCGCAATCATTGGCAACATTGCGCCAATCATCGGCACAGGCCGGAACGGCGGTTGGCAATATGTCGCGCGTTGTCCAGGATGCGCCGTTTGGGTTCATGGCGATTTCAAACAACTTGCAACCATTGTTTGATGATTTCACACGGTTAAGAAATGAAACCGGAAGTGTGGGCGGGGCCATGCGTGCATTGGGTGGCACGTTGATGGGGCCGGCTGGCATTGGTTTCGCGTTTGCTGCAATCACATCGGTGATCACCATTTTCACGATGAACATGGGCAAAGCGAAAAAAGAAACCGAGGACATGGAAAAGGATGCAAAAGCATTTGCCGATTCCATGAATAACGCCAAGACATCAGCAACGGCAACGGCTGTTCAATTACAGGCATATATTGACATTGCCCGAAATGGTCAATTACCATTGGAACAACGTAATGAGGCATTAAAAAATGCAAACAAATTATTTGGTGAGCATGGCGAAAAATTGACATTGGTAAATATAAACAGCGAGAAAACAACAGCCCAAATCAATTTGATGACAAAAGCGTTAATGGCTGAAGCTGTTGCCGCACAATATGCAAATCGAATTGCTGAATTAACGGTCAAAAATTCAATATTAACCGCACAGGCCCAAAAGGATCAACAAAATATTACAAAAGAATCAAACAAAATAGTTGCCCAAGGTAAAACTGGATTTTTTGGGATGGGCAAAGAGGTGAAATTCTTGATTGGTAGTATGTTAGGTGCCAGCGGGGCATCATCTGTTTTCACTGATGACCTACAAAGCGCAAACAATGCATTGAGTTCAACCAATCAGCAAATTGCATTAAATACACAGGAAATTAATACGCTGACATTAGCATTAGATAATTCCACTAAACAGGCAACGGCAGCCTATGGAACATTAGGAACAAAATCAGATGAAACCACAAAAAAACTAAAAAAGAACAAAGAAAAGGACATTGAAACCGTTGATGAATTTTATGCCAAATACAAAGAAAATATTGCCGATTTGGCGCGAGTTGAGGCGGCTACATCCGAATCAAAGTTGCCGGAAAAACTAAAAACAACCGTTAGCGCGCTGGAAGGGATTATTTCACAATTCAATTTGGATCCTGATAACAAATTTGTCATTGCTATCAAATCCGATTTGTTCCGTTTGCAATTACAGGAAACATTCAGCAAACCATTGAAACTACCGCCAATTCAAATGGCGTTGGCTGTTGATCCAAAAAAGTTCACGCCGATTTTATCGGATACATACAAAAAGGCCACAAAGGTATTACAAAAGGAAAACGAAGGATTGCAAAAACAAATGCAAGCCAATGCCGATTCGATAAATAACATATTAAAAGGCACGTTTGAAGGTATTGCGTCAAGTGTGGCGGAAGGGTTTGCCAATTTAATGATGGGCGGAAATGTAGCCGATTTTTTTAAGGGTATATTTGGAACCATTGCGGAAGGGATGATACAATTGGGTAAACAATTTATACAAATGGCCATCCAAATATCAATTGTAAAAAAGTTCCTATTAAAAAACCCAGCATTGGCGATTGCCGGCGGTGTAGCGTTGATTGCCATTGGTAGCGTGTTAAAATCATTGATGGGCAAAAAATCAGCATTCGCAACCGGTACAACATTCGCGCCGGGCGGGCTGGCATTGGTCGGTGAACGCGGGCCGGAATTGATTGGATTGCCGCGTGGATCACAGGTGATCCCGGCAACACAAACGGCCAACATGATGGGGGCAATGGAATCCGTGCAGGTATATGGAGTTTTGCGCGGTCAAGACATATATTTCAGCAACAAAAAATACGGTCAAACCTATAATAGAACAGCATAATGCCATACTTTGAAACATACACGGCGCAATTTCAATCGAACCAATCAACGGTTCAATATTACACATTGCGCATATATTCAACGGTAAGCCCGCCAAGCGTTGGGACCATATTGCTGGCCGGAACACCGGTTGTCCAGGAATGGCAAGAAGATGACGCATTTGCGCCGATTCGCGGCTGTACTTTGAAAATAAACATCATCGCCAATCACGGCAACCCTAATTACACAGAGGTTAAATTGAGCGATTTTTACAGCGAAAATGACAATGAATTTTATGTCACGTTGGAAGATGATTTAACCGATGAATTGTTGTTTGCCGGCTATGTTTTACAGGATGATTGCAGCGAAATACAGGTTGATTTTGCGCATGAAATACAATTAACGGCAACCGATAATTTGGCCACATTAAAGGAAATTCGATTGGATCAGGCGGTGATTGATGAGGCCATACCAAAAACGCTGTATGGCAATTTCAATTCATACATCAGCAACGGCAAAAACTACATCACATTTACCGGTTCGGATTTGATCATGACAACCGGCCAAACGTTTGATATTAGTTTAACGGCATCCGCATTGAATGGTACGTGGACCGTTGTCGATCAAACATGGACAAACACACCCATTTCACAAAACACCATTGTGGTGGCGGAGGGGGTGCCAACGGTCATTGCCGTGGCCGGAAATTTAGATTATGATTACCGGATGCCATTGCGCGGATATGTGACATTGCGTGAATTGTTCAGGAATTGCATATTGGCAACCAATTTGGATTTGGTACATACAAATGTGTTGGCCAATATTTATCCAACAACCGGCACAAACGGTATTTGGTTTGATGATACATATGTCAATGTGCTGACATTCAAAAATGATTCAACATGGGACACATGCCATGATATATTGGAAAAAATAATGGCACGGTTTCGGTCAACATTGTTCCAGGCACATGGTCAATGGTGGGTTGTTCGTTGGGGCGAATTGTGGCGGTGGGCCGATGGTAACGGTATGTCATTCAGCGGCTGGCAATATCCGGCGGCATTGGATACCATTGGCGTGGCGATCACATTTAGCACGTACAACACATCATTCAATGCCGGTGAAATACAAACCGGATGGATGCGATCAATAGTAAGGCCGTACAAATACGTACAGGAAACGATGCAATACAATCAGGTGGCCAATATCATCACGAATGGCGATTTGTCAATATTGGGGCCATTGATCCGGACATATACGGCAACCATTGACGGCGTGTTGTGTGATATAAATGAATACGAGGCGCCATATTGGTATTATTTCCCAACGGCATCACCGCAATTGATTGAATATTACATCCGGGTTGCAACGGCGCAAAATACAGGACAAGAGGTTCAACGGTTGTTGGTATTAAATACAACAGACGCCGTTACGCCGGCCATTTATTCCAATGATATCGATGTGGAAATTGGTGATGTGATCGAATTTAGTTTTGATGTAAAAACGAGCATATCACAAACCGGCAACAATAGTTTCATTTTTTACCTATATATCAGCGACACGGCCGGCAGCACATTCACCGGATTGCAGCCAAACACATCCGGTTATTGGGTGTCTGT